CTGATTTAGTTAAAGGTCAATTTGACCAAACCGCTATTTACTCTCACTTCGAGAAAAACAAACTTAACATGTTGAAGGACTGGGGGCGAGTCCCCAATTTATTAGAATTTGATAAATTTAATTTGGAAACAATGGCAAACATAAGATGTGACTCAGAGGCAGCTTATGGCACCAGATCAACAACACTACTTGATGCCAATTTGGAAGCCATTAACATTAATTATCAACCAGTAATGACAGCTGCAAAAGCAGAAAAGCTAACAGTCCAAACAAAACAAACGTTGAAGGTAGAAATCATGGGAAAATCATTGAAACCTTTTTATGCCCAAAAGGCTATTAATATGTGCTTGGCCTCGGGACTACAATTTGAACAAAATGATAAGGCAAATACCAACCCACATTACACAGCAGCATTGGTTAGAACAATATTCACCAACACGGCCGCTAAGATATCAAGAACAACAGATTTTACATTTTTGTTAAACCCTGCACCAAGGGATCTGAAGAACTGCATGTTTAAAAACCCTATAATAGAATCGTTTTCGTGGGACACAGGGGTATATCGCAGCGACGCCGACCTAAAGCACAAGAGTGACATTCTCAACGGCAACGCCTGCTATCACCATTGTCTGTGCCCAGATGGTAAATGCAAATTGAAGAGATACGCACAGAGAGCTCCACACACCATGTTTGTTGGTGACCAAGTGCATTTCTGGGAGGATTATGAAATATTCAATTCGGTATTACCAAATAGAAAATTGCTGTTTACAACACACTTGGTCAATGAAAATGCTGAATTCGAACAGCCACAACCAATAACTCTGTTGGGTGTTGATGTTGGATATTGCAGCAAAAACCACATTTCAGACGCATACACTTTTAACTTTTTGAATAATGAGTTTGAAACCAGTTGGAGCCATAGAAACTTGGACTTCCTAAATGTCAGAGATCAAGTAACAATCATACCATTAAACAAATCACACCCATTATATAAATACATGGGTGAGGAGGCTGTCATGGTTTTCAGGCGAGTTAGTGATATTTATGAAGGTGAAACAATGGCCTGCTTATATGAAGCCACACTAGAACCTAGAGATAATGTGCAGTATTTAGTTAGCTCCGTTAGGGTTAAAGATGCCGCCGAACCAAACCCACTAGCTTTTGATGAATTTTTGAGGAAAATTGGCTCAGTTTCAAATGGAGACCTGATTAAAACCAGTGATGACCAATACGATGTTGTGTTAACATCACACAGCTTCAATATCAGTAGAAGATTCTTCACAGAGGAAATTCGAAGAGACTATGACAGGTTCACAGTTGATGCAAGAACTTTTAATGCATTGTACAAGGAAGCAGTTTATGCGATAAGTAAAGGAGATTACACTGAGGTGCATGAACTAGCCAGGTTTTTGGTCGGTTATTTCTCAACCATGAACGTTGATAAACAATGGGCAATACCCATTGACATTATACATTGTGTCATAAAACTTGCGTATGCTAATTACATCAGATTAATGCAGATATTGAAATCTGAAAGGCTACAACTAAAGGAGGTTGTTTCATACTTTAAAGATGGTGAGAAAAGCATGGGATTCTTCGAACGACTATTACAAAATCTCTACTCAGATGAAAAATTGGAACACAAAAATCCATCAAAAACCATCGATAAAAGAGAATTCGAGGCACAAAACCAATTCAGCAAGGCGGTGATTAAGCTGGAAGAGGAAGTTGAGATTTACAAGACATGCGTTGATATTGAATTTCTGAGATCAGCAGATTGTAAGGCTATACTGCTTGATCATGCCAACAATCATGCGTACGTTAATATGGCAGACTTCGTTAGATACCAAAGGCATAATATGCAAGCAGCACGAACTAGGGTTTTCAAGTTAGATAATGCAGCCGTAAAAATTGATGTTGATTTCTTTGGAATGGCGGTTTATGAAACAAACTTCTACCACATAAACAACACAACAAAGTTCAACCCAAAGGAATTTAGCCATAAAATCATACAAAACAACAAAATGTTTAGAAATTCACTAGGTTCCAATGTTAAAGAGTTTTTCATCAAAACAATACAACAAATGACAGCACCTATATACTCAAAAGAGTACGATGCAACATTTGATCAACTGAGGCAAAACTATGTTGATTGGAATGCGGATATATTGAAAACCAAAATGAAAATCCACCCCATCATTAATGATTTTATAAATCTTGATGCAGTAAAACTTGGTCAGATCGCAGACAAATATTTTGAAAAACAAAGAACTAAAGAAAAAGTTGGCTTGGTTTGTTTGGAATCGATTGATTTGAACACACCAGCTTTTGTTGTTTACGGTAACAGCCCAGAACTGCAAGTGCTATCTTTAATAAGGCAAATATCTGATGTACCAAAGCATGACGACACCAAGGCACAATTGATTGTCAACAACATAATGTGGAGGAAAACAACCAAACACCTGATAAAAGATTTAGCAAATCTTCAAGCAATGGATGCCGAAACATACATATCACTTCTTCAAGGTAGGAAAGCAAAAGCAGCAGTATCAAGGTTGGAAACAGGTAGTAGAATGCCAGGTAGAGATATAAATAAAATGCATGCCCAGTATATGAAAATATGCACACAGCAAAGCATGCCAACACATAAAACATTCTCCCTACAAGTTAAGAGCGAAAAACAGATGCTGAGTGATTTGAAGATTGTCGACGGCAAAGTCACTGGTTCCTACCCAAAACCCAGGACCATCTGTGAAGCCCCATTCTCGCAAAAGATGATTTTAGGCCCTGTTGCACGAACGATGGCAGAACATTTCAAGAAGAATTTAAAAGGTTATAGTGATGGAAACAATAATGAATACTATACAAATTTCCTAAGAGATAATAAGCACAAGGTGTTCATTTGTGGTGATTTTTCTTCTTATGATAGAACTGTCAACGACACAGTCAGGCAGTTGGATTCAATTATGCTTCAGGCTTGTGCGCAGATGAAAGGCTTGACGAAAGCACATAGGCAAATGTTAGGTAGGTTTTCTGATCATATAAATTACTCTTATCTAAGCCCCAAGGCAATATTAAAAGACAAAAAGAGGTTGAGATTTTATGTGAAAAGCAGAGTTATGAGTGGTTGCCCATTAACAACTGTCTTCAACACAGCACGAAATTGTTTGTTGATGAATGAATTGCTCATAAACATTGACTATAAATTGCTCATCAAAGGAGATGACTTTTGTATTGCGACAGATAAACGCAACCTCAATAGAATAAAATACATCCTGGAAAACGCCTTCATGTCAGGGGAATCGAGAAGTTTGCCATTTATTGTTAAAGAATTGGTGATAGGTAACTATATGGATTTTGATTTTTGTTCACTTCAGGCACACCTCGATAAGAAAAACACAGTTTATGTGGACAGAACGGCAGAATCAGTTGCTTACAAATTCCCATTGACAACACAGCTGAATCTCGCACCCCCCAGAGTTATATCAAATATAAAAGTTAAAATGAATAAGAAAGATGCCAGGAAAAGTTTGGATCACCTCCTAAACATTCATACAAACTATGTGGCAAATTGCAAAGTTGTAGAAAACTTTTATCGTATTAGAGGGGAAAATTACGATGAGATAGATTTCAACCACGTCCAAATGTTTAGGTTGGCTAATGATAAAGACTTGATGATGAAATTGGAGCAATCAGATTTGCAAAAACACCCATACATCACTAAAAAGCCCACATTCGATTGTGTGACCTGGGCAGACGTTAAGAAGCACAATCTAGTAAAAGTAATTATCAGGCCAGCTGACAATTTAATATGGAAAAAGATAGAAAGCCAAATAAAAACACTAAAAATTTTAATAAAAGATTTAAACAAAACAGAGGTGTTAAACGCACCAAAAACAGTAAAGCTACTGTAAACGTTAACATGTTAAGAAAGATGTTATCAAAGCAAACAAGAGGTCCTAGTAAAGGTTTGGTTAACACCATAACGGATGAACAAAGAATTGCGAATTTTAATTATATATCTTCGTTAATAAACCCATACGAAGCAGCAATAACCAGAACACAAGCAGCGCTGCCAACAGTGATACCAATACCAACAACCTCAATGCATTTAATCGAAAAAGCAACACTCACCTGTCAATCTACAGGTACTTTTAGACTCATGTGGACTATGCCTAAGACGCTGGAGAAAAACCCCGCAAGTGGTTATCTTCAACGTAACACTTTCGTTAGTACAGATGGTTTTTGGTACCCGATGGGTGGAGCACCTGGAACTATAGAAATGAATTATCCACTTTCATCTGCTAATAAGGTTCGCCTTGTTTCAGCTGAACTCCGCATTACGTATATTGGCACTGTTCTTGATAGAGCAGGCTACATACATTCTGCAACATCCTTCAATAAAGGTTACACTAAATACAGTATAGTAACAGCACCCGGAAATGGAGGAGCAACGGAGCCGGATTGGCAATCACTGCAGCAAGCACCATGGTATATCTCTGAAGCTGTATCTGACAAGGTGCATCATTGTCTGTGGGTGCCAACGGATTACAACGATATGAATTTCTATGAGGTTAAAGATGTACAAGGGTCAACAGCAGATTACCTACCACCCTGTCATGACGTTCAATGGAACATACAGGTGAATGGTGCAAAATCAGGATCACCATTTTTGGTTGAAATAGCTAGCAATTGGGAAGTGCAATTACCTTCAGATCAAGACATTTATGCTAGAACAAACGTTAGACCAAATATTAACATACAAGCCGCTGAAGAGCTAAGAAACAATGTTGCATCAAGAAACCCAAAAATTGATAGCAATGTTTCTCAAGCTTTGAATGCCAATAACAAAACCTTAGAAGCTATAGCAGAAGCTATGGCTGTGGAGTCACCACAGGAGGCAAAGAATAGGCTTATTGATATGGTTGAATACGCAACAGGAGGCAAGATAAACCCAAACGACTACCTTGGAGGAAAACAGAACTTCAAGGAACCGCCAACGGCAAGTGACGTTTTTGGTTATATGTTCGGAGGTCCTTCTGGTCACTTCTAAACCTTGAAACCCCTCACGCTTTAGATAACAGCGGAAATACCGTACTCACTTTGTGAGGCGCCTGCAGCCGCGAAACTGTAGGGCCTAGAAC